CACCTCTCTGGCCGTGAGTAATATTTACGACGTGTTTCCATACTTCGGTGAAACCTCAAAATCTGAATAATATGGAAATGACACTTGAAAAAGCAAAGGCAATTTATCCTACGTCGCCCACCTGGTTTCAGAAAGAACTTACTGCCGAATTTGGCGCAAAGTCTTTCGAAAAAAGAAGCTTTAAGGATATCAAAACTTTTGAAGATGCCTGCGAAGAGCTTGGCATTGATGATCCGGAAAGTTTATTCACCGAAAACGATACTCCCGACGAGATTGCCTACAAAAAACTGAAAGTAGTGGCAAAAGCTATCAATCAAGGATGGGTGCCAGATTGGGACAATAAAAGTCAGCAAAAGTGGTGGCCTTGGTTCAATCTGTCTTCCGGTTTCGGTTTTTCGGATTCGGATTACTACTGCGTTCACTCGCTTACGACTGTCGGCTCTCGCCTTTGCTTCGAGTCTGAGGCTAAAAGCAACTATGCAGCAACACAATTCATTGATATCTACAAACAGTTTTTAACACTCAACAATTAAGATTATGACAATAAAAAAACAAAACGCAACGTCGCCTGAGCGCGAAGCAGTCGAAGGCGAGTTCGATTTCAGAACAATCAAAACCTTTGAAGACGCCTGCGCAAAAGAGAGCGTTGATCCACAGCAACTGCCCGATGTATCGATGATCCCGGAAGAAATGAGAAAGCACGTTATTGCTTACTATAAACTCCTGGTTATTTACAAAGCGATTAATAATAGCTGGAAGCCCGATTGGAGCGACTGGGATCAATACAAGTACTACCCTTGGTTTGAGGTTCTGTCTTCCGGTTTCGGTTTTTCGGATTCGGGTTGCGGCTGCGATGCCGCGAATGCGGCTGTCGGCTCTCGCCTTTGCACTGATACACGTGAGAAGGCCCTGTACATAGCTGAGCATTTTGAGGCTGAATACCGCGACTTTTTGCTGTATTCAGAATAAGATAAAAAGGGTTGTACACTGCGATGCTGCTAGTTCTGTCTTCCGGTTTCAGTTTTTCGAATTCGAATTACAACTACGATAACACGAATACGAATGTCAGCTCTCACCTATGCTATTCTGCGGTGTAAACCTTGCCAACATGGCAAAAAATAACGAGTGTTTAACGGGGCGTTGGTACTCTTCGACAAGCTCAGAGGAATGCGACTCATTAAAAAGCAAAGGCCCTTCGACGGGCTCAGGGATCAAACAGAATCAGGAAAATGAAAAGAATAAATAACCTATACGAACAAATTTACAGCATTGAAAACCTTCAGCTTGCTGACGAAATTGCCCGCAAAGGCAAATTAAAACAGCCCGGAGTGATCGCACATGACCGGAACCGCGCGGCAAACATACAGGAGCTCCATTCAATGTTGAAAAATAAAACTTATTGCACATCGGCATACACCACATTTACGGTGTTCGAGCCCAAAGAGCGCTTGATCTTCCGGCTGCCGTACTTTCCCGACCGCATCACTCACCACGCCGTTATGAATATCCTGGAGCCGATTTTTGTTTCAACATTCACAGCCGACACATATAGCTGCATCAAGGGCCGTGGCATACATGCCGCTGCAAAAGCAGTTAAACGGGCTTTAAACGACGTTGAAAATACCCGTTATTGCCTGAAGCTGGATATCAAAAAGTTCTATCCGTCAGTCGATCATGCTACCCTGAAAAGTTTACTCCGGAAGAAACTGAAAGATGCCGATTTGCTTTGGTTGCTCGACGAAATTATTGACAGCACCGAAGGTTTACCCATTGGCAATTACCTGAGCCAATACTTCGCAAATTTCTATCTGGCATACTTCGATCACTGGATCAAGGAAGATCGGAAAGTAAGGTACTATTTCCGATATGCCGATGACCTGGTTATACTGGCTCCGGATAAGCCCTATTTGCACCAGCTGCTGTCTGATATCAGAATATATCTGCACGATAACCTCAAGCTCACCGTTAAACAGAATTACCAGATTTTCCCGGTCGAATCGCGCGGGATTGACTTTGTTGGCTATGTCTTCAGGCACACGCACGTGCTCCTGCGCAAAAGCATAAAACAGCGCTTTGCCCGCATGTTAAAGCGGAGGCGCAATCCTCAATCGATTGCCTCATACAACGGCTGGGCTTCGCATTGTAACAGCAAAAACCTAATGAAAAAATTACTTGCATGAACACATTTAGTCAATTCAACATCAAAGTAGAAAACCAGGCTTTTGAGGGCGACAAAATAAAGATGTCGAGGATACTCAACCGCGAAATCGTGGTTCATCATTTCAAACTCGAAGATTCAAAAGTCAAATCATTCCAGGAGAAAGGCACCGGCAAATGCCTGCATCTGCAAATATCGTTCGATAACCGCAAACACGTGGTCTTTACTTCGTCAACAGGCCTTATCGAAGTCATTCAAAAGGTTCCTGAAACTGGGTTCCCTTTCAAAACAACAATTATTGAAGAAAACGACAGATACTTATTTACTTAAAATCAAACATTATGGAAAAGGAAATTTTAAGGCCTCAGTACGATGGTAAAAAGTGGAAATGGCGAATTGCTAAAAAGTCTAACGTTGGCGCTGGTGGCTGGCGTTCATTCGGATCAGGTTCTGTTTACATGACTAAAGAGGAGGCTGACGGGAAAATTGATTTTTTGGTTAAAACATGCCCAGGACAATATCAAAAGGAATAACAGCTATGAAAGATATAAAAATTGAATGGAAATTGTTTTTTAGCGGAGGAAGCTTAACTAATTATGAGCGGTTTTATATGGCTCTTATAAGCGGAATTAGAGTTGAAAAACACACATTCAGGGGTGGCGTAAAATTCGCAATTGGAAATATTGACGAAGCAAAAGAGACTTATAAAACAGAGCGTGAATTGCTGGAAGCAATGATTACTCCTACGCCGGATAATAACTAAAATCAAACAATTCTCAATATGATACTAGCAATCGACTTTGACGGCACTATTTGCCGCGGAAAATTCCCGAATATCGACGGATTACAGCCCTACGCCAAAGAGGTTATTAACCGCTTGTATAAATCGGGCCATTACATTATTATCAACACCTGCCGTTCAGGCGATCAACTCACCGAAGCGGTTAACTGGATGCTACAGCAAGGTATTCCGTTCAACCGTGTTAACGACAATCACCCGGATCAATCGGCCTTGTACAATAACAACAGCAGAAAGGTGAATGCCGATGTTTATATTGATGACCGCAATCTTGGCGGTTTTCCGGGATGGCTACTGGCTGAAGAAATGATTAATCGTACGGACAGGGCATTGCCCTGTCTCTAACAAAACAATACCATGAACGAATCAAAACACCGACAATTGATGGCTATACTCAATAAACAGGGCTATGATAGCGATGCCCGGCACGATCTGATCTATTCGTTTACCGAAGGGCGTACAATCAGCACCCGCGACTTATTCGACATCGAATTAAACGAATTGGTTAATCAATTGAATGGAGCTGATCCACACCGCTGCCTGAGCGCGGAGCAGTCGAAGGCGGGGCTTCAAATTGCCCTGAAAGAAAAACGGGCCATAGTACTGGCAATAGCACAGCGCACAGGCATACACGAAGGAACCAACTTCGACAAGTTTAATGCCTTTATGGAAGCCCGCAGCATCCTGAAAAAAGGGCTCAATAAATACAACATTGACGAACTCGATGATTTGATCAAGCAATTCAGGGGACTGGAAGCGAATTTTAATAAATCAGCCGATAATGCAGGTACAAAAGCCTGGAATAAAGCAAACGGATTTAGTCAAATTTCGGAAAATTAAAAATGATCAATTGTCAATTGTCAATTGAAAACTGAACATTGAACATTTAAATTATATGAGCGAATTTCTAATGAAAATACTACGTAACCCACATGCCTCAAAACAGCAATTGCGCGAGGCTCTGGCCGCTTCGCTGGGTGTAGAGATCACCGAAGGCAAAACCGATAAACAGACTTTATTTAGCCAGTGCAAGCGAATTTTCGATCAGTATTATTCCGAATTTTCCGGTTTGCCTTATGCTTTCGGCGCAAAGGATGGCGTTGCCCTGGCGGCAATCATCAAAAAAATTGAAGCTTTATCGCTTGAATCTGATGAACAAATAATTAGGACTTTCGAAGCACTAATCAGCAAATTGCCCGACTGGTATAAAAACAACGCCTTTTCACTTACGGTAATCAATAAAAAATTCAATGAAATCATTACCTCAATCAAACGCGGTTCCGGCAACACAGCAAGCGGCATCAGTGCCGACTATCGCGCCCAGATCGCTCGCGACCTGCTTGCCTAGCGTGCTGAATAAAGAGTTGCAGGCCGTGCGTTCGGTTACCGATGTGCTTAAGGTAGCCGGGGAATATCCCACCCTGGGCAAGCTCAAAGCGGCCAACGGCCCCGAAAAAGTGGAAGCATTGATTAAAGCATATTTGGTGCAGTTGACCGAACTGGTAAACATTGCCCGGCCACTGAACCCGACTAAAATAGATGCCATTGCCGAGCGAGTGGTTTTGAAATATGCCATGCTTACGGTTGCCGACATCAATTTTGTATTTAACGCGGCTATCAATGGCGACTACGGCTCGTTTTACGAATCGCTTGACGTACCGAAAGTAATGACCTGGTTTGCTACCTATTTTGAAGACCGATGCAAAACAGCCGCCGAATTGAGCCAAAACGAAGCCGCAAGCAACAGGGGCAATAACTACTCTCAAAAGTATGCTAAAAGGCTGCTCGATAAGCTGGAATCGCGCAACTCGAAACATGCCGGTGCCTGAGCTCAGTCGAAGGCAACAATTTATAATTGACAATTTACAATTAACCATTTACCTTTGAAGCCAATGGCATACAACACCCGAAATAAGTTATTGCGCGCTAAAATGGTTCAGGATATTTGGGCTGATAACAGCAAAAATAACATTGGCGGTAGTGGCGGTTGCACCGATGAATGGATTTATAAAAACATTATTTGGCCGCAGCTTAAAATTTCACGGTCAACATTTTATGCCTATTTGCTTATATCAGTCGAAAAAGAACTTAAGCGGCTCGAAGAAACTCAGAAGAAACAGTTAACTTTATTTGGTTAAATACATTTTCAGTCACAATTTAAAACCCAAAAATTATGGACACAACGTTAATTATCGGACTATTGGTTATTGGAGCAATCGCACTCTCAATTTATATCCTTCGCTCCGTTTTAAGGATAAATGAAATAGTTGCCAACCAGCAAAAGCAAATAAAAGCTACGCAACAATTGATCGAGGTAATGAAAAATATCCGCGATAAAGTTTCTGGCGATTTTACCGATTTTAAAAAAATATAGCAGGAGAATACGACGAAAACTAAACCCCAAAAACATGAAAAAATCAATTTTACTTTTAATGACTTTTCTATTAGTCAGCCTTTGTTTTGGTCAAAAAAGCAAAAAGTTAATCGCCCAGGATGATGTTTATTTTATGCAACCGGCTCAAAATGGAGGGTCAAAATCAGTTTTAAACGATAGTACCTCAATATCAATTATCCATAAAATAAAAGAGCATAAAGAGCTAACTGCTCAGGATGATATTTATTACATGCGCAAATGTTTGTCTAAATATTATAAAACAAGGCAAACAGGCACCATTCTTGGATTTGCTTCCGTTATATCAGCAGGAGCGTACGTGCTTGGGGAGGGTGAAAAACCAGAGTTGTTAGTTATTAGTGGAACATGCGGTTTGTTCTCCTACATTACTTATTTAACTGCCGAAAAATGGCTAAAAAGAGCATCTTTAAAACCCAGTGATGCAGGATTTGGAGTTAAGTTTGAATTTTAGAAAATACTTAAAAAGCCCGGTCGCATTGATCGGGCTTTTTTGTTTTATTGTTCCAGGGTTAAATCGATATCGGGCTGGTCGAACGGTTTAACTGTTTTATCAGGCGTAAAGCTTAGCGAATCGGGCACCGGGTCGGGCGGTTTGTTTTCGGTATCGCCCAGGTTCAGCTCACTGGTCCCAAAAAATACGCCGCTGGCGCTGTAAACTACGTGCCTGCGTTGCATTGCCTCGCTCATGCTCAGTATATCGGCCAGTGTAAGCTCATACATCATGCTTGCCGCATCAATGTCGCTCAGCATAAACGAATCGCTAAGGTAGAGGCTAAATGCCAGTTCGTGCGCGGGGCTGTCGCTCAGGGTAACCGTGTCGGCCAGGTTCAGGGTATGTTCAACCACTTCAATACCGCCAATACTGCTGTCCACAGTATCGCTCAGGGTAAGCGTGTCGGCCAGCGTTTTTTCAACAGTTGCCTGCCGCAGGTCGCTCAGGGTAACCGCGTCCGCAAGTGTCTGGTCAATGGCCTGCTCCTGGCTTCTCACGTCGCTTAGGGTAAGCGCATCGGCCAACGTTTTTTCAACAGTTGCCTGCCGCAAGTCGCTCAGGGTAACCGCGTCGGCAAGTGTCCGGTCAATGGCCTGCTCCTGGCTTCTCGTATCGCTCAGGTTAACCGAATCGGCCAAGGTGGTTTGCCAACCAGCCTGGTTAGTTGGGGTATCGCTTAGGGTAACCGAATCGGCCAGCTGTAGCGCAAATCCTTTTTCAGTCGAAGGACTATCTGATAGAGTAACCGCATCACTCAGGGCACGGTCGGCCACCCACTCCTGGTTTCTGTTGTCGTTCAGGGTAAGCGCGTCGGCCATTGTTACCTGGTATTCGCCCTGGTTTGTTCGGTTGTCGCTTAGGGTAACCGAATCGGCAAGCGATGTATTAATTCCACGTTCGCTGGCGGGGCTTTCGCTCAGGGTAACGCTGTCGCTCAGGTTCTGTTCCCAGGCCGTAACCTCTTTAAATGCCGCCGCCACAATGCCATAGTCCTCCGATGTTCCGAACGTCCAGCCCATGGTGGTACTTCCGGCAGATGTCTGCATCAGGTATTGGCTGCCTCCGCCCCACGCCCCGTTATCCGAATTATGGATCAGGGTTCCGGTCTGGGCGCTTGGCCCCCAGCTTTGTGCCCCGTTGGCGACCACCGCAAAAACAGCGTCGCCGTTTACGGTGGTTGTAAAGCTGTTGGTTACCGGGTTGGTGCCCACTGCCCCTTTCCCTGATACCACATCCAACGCCGACGATTTACCCGAACCCGCTTTGGCCGATACCACGCTTGCCGACATGGCCAATCCTCCCGAGTTGGGAATACTTATGGTATAGGCCGACCCGGTTGGCGGATTAAGCAAGTACCAAAGTTCGGCCGAGCACTCCGGCCCGGTAGTTCCAAACCGCTGCTGATCGGCCTGCGTTAACGCTGCACCGTTGTAAGTTGGCGCACCCCCGCCACGTGCGGTATTGCCGGCATAAATAAGCATGATAACCAGTACCGTTGTTCCGCTTCCGCAGGTATAACTTGCGGTTAGCGGGTTAGCGGTGCTGGTTGTGTTGGCCGTTACCGGTATGCGTAGCGAGGTATCTAGCGTATGCGCCATGCCGGGTGTTAGTTAGCCGTTAGTGTCCAGGTAATTTTCAGGGTATCGTTGGCCCCCTTTGCAATGGCTGTAAAGCTGGCATACATCCACATGTTGGCCGTGTTCTGGGTCACCACGTCGAATGTTCCGGCTTCGGTAATACTCCCGGTACCAACACCGGCGGCAAAGTCGGCCACAACAGTCACCACGTTAGTCCCCCTGGTTTTCGATGTAAATGCCGTGCGGCTTCCGGCAATGTAAGCGGCCAGCAGGGTAGTGCCACCTGTTCCGGTTCCCAGTTCCATCCAACCCATTTTGGGCAGTGTTGGCGCTGCCAGCGCCTGATCCATCAGTCCGGCTTTACCGGCAGAGGTTACCGCGTTGTGTACTTCGCGGGTTTCTTTCAGCTTGCCGTCCTTTCCGAACAGCTCAACCAGTACGTTTGCAAAAACGTTAAACTCATCTTTTTTCATGTTTGAAAATTTTAAATGATTTATACTTATTATTTAAACTCAAAATCAATTGTAGTTACCATCCACCCGCGATAATTGTGGTAATGTTGCCATTTTACCCACCGCATGCGCGTTGTAATTGGCACACCGTTACTATCCGTAAACTGTTCGTTACGGACGATATCGCGTGCTTTAACGGCAATCGCCTCATGTTCTATTACAGCCTGATCAGGTACTGTATTTTCAACCTGGGTGATTACCTTACTCGCCACATGTAAGCGGGCGGTAATAGTGGCCCGCGTCATGTCTTTGTCCACCTGTCCGGGTTCTATCGGCAGCGGAAATTCCACAAAACAAAGAGGCGTCACGGGAATTATAGCGTCGTACTGGTTGTTAAACCACTCCACACCGCCTGTCAGCTCGGGCATATCGGCTATTAGCCGGGTTTTTATTGCTGAAAAAAATTTGTAAAGCATAAGAGTAATTTTAAATTTTAAATTCATTCAACACTCAGCATTCAACATTCATCATTTGAAAATGTCGTTCACCATACGGTCAAGCTTATTCTCAATTCGCTTATTCAGAGCTTCAGAGTCACCGATCATCTTCCGCTCAGGCATGGTAAAGCCAGGAGGCCGCCCGGCCTGTAATCCTTCATTGTGTACCTCAGCATAAGGCAAAGAGCTCGTAA